CAGCAATGAGGCGGTACTCTTCAGGCAGGGTAGCAATGATCCATTTAAAGATCGCGCCAGAGTACTTCCATGAAAGGCCATCAGTCGCAGCACTATAATCGATTGAAAACCATCGATCGCCTGGATTCGCGAGTTCCGCAAGATCCAGCATATCAGTGCAACTGAAAGGACGACCTATGAGACGAAAAGGCTCAAGGTCTCGGAGAGAAGAGTGGATCGCCTTCTGAAGGGGTCGACAGGTGTAGTAGGGAACAGCTTCACCTTTACTTATTACTCTTACCTTCATGGGTTCGAGGATACCTTGGATTGTACAATTAATAGGAATTCTAGCACGGAAGTTATCCTGTGCAAATTGCCTTATCTTAAATTCATCGTAGTGATACCAGCGCAGAGACTGCCATCTTTCAAAGCCTGCGATACAGCGGCGTTCCATAACTTTTGAGTAAGGGATGCCTTTTTTATCGAAACCTCGAACCTCGACCATCGACCATAACTCATTGGGAGAAATGGTGAAACTCGGGCTCATATCCGTAGCTTCTCCAAAGACGCAGTCGCCATCGACTGTCAAACTTTGAAGATAACCAGCTTGGCCACCGCACCTCCTGCTTGATTCGAAGCATGCGGAATTAGACGGGAACCTTGTAGAAAAGTTAGCGTCCTTCATTTTAAGATAGACCTCCCCCTGGAGACGGTCTAGGAGACGAGTGAAGATCGGCATCGACATGATGTCGGCGATCAATTCGTCATCTCCAGGATCATCCCTAGTTAGAGTCTTAAAATGTTGGTCATAGGTCTTCTCGATGAAATCATCCGAGACGGGAAGGCTGCTCCGTTTGCATTGGAGCCAGGAATACCAAAGATGAGTATTCTTACGATTGAAAGCATTTAAACGAGCTTTCATCCAGCGTCGGAGCACCCCCGACGGCTTAAAGATCTTATCAGGTGCTGGGGGCAATGGATTCTTCAAATACTTCGAGAGAGGGTAGGTTAACACGTACTTCATACGTTTAAGCCACACCACCTCATCTAGAGAAGTATCACAGAATGCATGGACCTGCTGGTCCAAGACATCTCGAATATGTTCATCGACGTCATGGTGACGGAGAACAAGATCGAGACCCTCAATTACTGCACTTGTGCGTTGACTAAGAGTCACCACCGGTTGCACAAAACCAGTGATGAGTGGAGGACCACCTCCACCATTGTTGAAGACTGAATTGCTGCTCAATTTCTTTGAATCCATGTCAAAGAGATTGGGAAGTATATTCTTTCTAGTTATAAAGTCGAAACTCGACAACTCGTCTTCGTGTCTGATAGGTGGGAAATTATATTTCAC